CGACCTGGAAGGCAAAAGCCTTTTCGCGGGCGAAAATCTAAACACAATGGAATTGTTATATATATTATTTAACGGGGTAACGGAATGAACAAACTAATAAAAGGCAATTGCCTGGAAGTAATGGACCGACTTATTGCCGAGGGCGTAAAAGTTGACGCAATAATTACAGACCCGCCCTATAATATTACTGCTTGCAAGTGGGATAAATTGATCCCGTTTGACGCTATGTGGGAAAGGCTCAAGCTGTTAAGAAAAGAACGCGCGCCGGTTGTACTTTTCGGAAGTGAGCCTTTTAGTAGTGCGCTAAGAATGTCAAATATTAACGAATACAAATATGATTGGTACTGGAATAAAAAACAAGGAACCGGTCATTTGAACGCAAAAAAATACCCTCTTAAAAATATAGAAACAATATCGGTATTTTGTAAAAAGCCGCATATTTATAACCCGCAATTTACAGAGGGCAAACCCTACACTGTAAAAAGCGGCAAAGGTTCAGAAAATTACCATAAACAAGGTTCTTAACAAGTTTCTGTTATTACTAAAAATGAGGGTAAAAGGTACCCCTTAACTTTAATAAAATTTATTAGAGACAAAAACAAAGTACACCCGACACAAAAACCCGTTGCATTATTAGAATACTTAATTAAAACCTATACGAATGAAGGTGATGTGGTACTGGACTTCACAATGGGTTCCGGAACAACAATGGTTGCTTGTGACAATCTGAACAGAGATGGAATAGGTATTGAAAGCAATAAAGAATACTATGACATATCGGTTGATCGTACAAAACATAAGAAAACATTATTCAGTGAGGTAATATAGTGGCTAAGTCTCATGAAAACAGACTCACAGAAAAATACGGGTCACTCACTGGTGAAACATATCAGAACATGATTGCTAAGATAATTACCAAAAACAGTAAGCGGATTAAGAGATCTGTTGCCCGTATCACCGATAAGAAAATGAGGGCACAACTGGACCATGTCACTGATGTAACCACTAAGCGTAAGGTGACACTACAATTTCCTGAGATACAGGAGATAATGCCAAAGAGACTATTTGTAAAAGGTGGAGTAGATTTTAAGAAATCTGCTGAGAGTGGCAAGAAGATTACCGGTACATTAAAGAAACGGCTGAATACTGCCTTAAAGAACTCCATCAAGGGATTTGACAAAGAGGAAAAGTTTAAGGGTAGGTTACGCCCTGATATGCTTAGAGACTTTAAGAAGAGTGTTAAAGGTGTGTTTGAGGATTACACTAAAAAAGATCCTAAATATGGTGTTCCGTCAAACATACGGAACATAGCAGTAACAGAAATGAGATCAGCAGTAAATGAAATACGTAAAGAGTATGTCAAACAGGTTCTATTAAAAAACCCTGCAATGTCATCATGGAAAGTCTGGATACATAATAAAGGGATGTCAAAAGTACCGCGTAAAGGGCATATGGAATTGCATAATGTTCAGATACCATTTGAGAGTAAGTTCACAGTACGGATATATGATGCTAAAGGATTTTTTGTTGGGTTAGTTAAAATGGATCGTCCGCATGATCCCTCAGCACCTTTAGGTGAGATAATAGGATGCTCATGTGAGCAGAAGTATTTAATGAGATATAAGAGCGAGTAGTGGCGGAATAATACCCATCTCATGGATGGGATATACGCCTCCCTCCGGTAAGTCACGCAGTCAATCACTGTATTGCCTGTTAAAACCACTTACTTGTTATAGGGAGTAATCGGTAAGTGTTTGCTGGTTCTAATCCAGCCTACTCGTTTTATTTTATATGGGTGTATAGCATAATGGTTAATGTTTCTGACTTCCAATCAGAGTATGTCGGTTCGATTCCGTCTATGCCCTATTTTTAAGCCTCTGTAACTCAGTTGGTAGAGTGCCTGCCTTGTAAGCAGGATGTCGTAAGTTCGACCCTTACCGGAGGCCGGTACTATTGGTAGGCGCAAGAGTAAATGACAATGCATGGTCAGCCTACCTTTTTATTTAAGAGGTAAATATGTTTTATACTGGATTTATGTGAATGATTCGAGATGTTGGAAGCGGTATCGAAGTAACCAGTACAAGAGTTAAATATCATAAATATGCTAAATTTAATAAATAAATCAAATAAATGAAAATAGTTGTTGTTTTTCTCCCGATTTATAGTTATACTATAAGCAGGGAGTGGGAAACATGCCTGAAACAATTTCTAAAAAAGAATCACTAACAAAAATAGCATTTCATTTTCACCCAGAAATAGTAGGGGATAAACCTAATGCTATTGAGAAATCTGACAGTACTGGTAATCGTAGAAAATACATTACTGGAATCTCTTCAGGTGTTAATGTTGATGCGCATGGTGAGCGTATGACTAAGGCTTGTATCAATGATATGATGCGCCAATTCAATGATGGACAATTATTACTGTATCCTGATCTACACGGATTTGCAGCATCTAATGATATTGGTAAATTAGTAAAAGCCAGTATAGATGAAAATAACGAGTGGCACACGGAATACCGATTATACGACGAATATGATCTTGACCCTGAATTGCATAAGGGCAAATTAGCCACTATTGATACGTTATGGAAACAGATTAACGGATTACCTCCCTATGACAAAAGATTGCAAAAGGGATTCTCTATTGAGGGTGTTATACCTGGTAACGGGATAGAGAAGTTTTCTGAAGACGGTATACGTGTAATAAACAAAGTTGACCTTGACGGTATTGTATTGTGCCCGCGTCCAGCATATCAAGACGGTATCGCAAATGCAGTATTCAAAGCACTTGACATACTCCCTCCGTGGCAAGCAGAAAAAACCAGAAAAAACATACAATCAAAATTACACGAAATAGTGAATGAATCAGAAATGCGGGATAAGTTTCACCAAAAAAGATGGCTGTTAGACGATGCTCTACAGGAAAGTATTGAAGATATAATGGAGTCGCCAAACGATAACAACCAGCGTGAAAAACTTGAAATCCTATTTACCGAATACGAAAATCTCATGGTAGATTTAATCATACAGTCATCTGACATGTTCGTAAAGGATGATCCGGCTGTAAATATACAGTTGACAACAACCAAAAAGGATGAGGTAGACGCTATCTATAAATCTATTCAGTCAAAGATGGTTGAATTACGACAATATGTGAAGAGCAACAAAGCTCAAAAAACTAAGAGGAGAACAAAATAATGAGTGTTAAAGTTGAAAAACAAATGAATGGTCAGGTAATGACACTGTTAAGTGATTTGATGTCACTTATAAATGAACTAGAAACCACTATGGGTGGAGAACCAGAAGCCCCTGAAATGCCTACAGAAATAGTAGAAGAGGGAAATTGTGGTGGTAATCCAGTTGGATCAGAAAATGGCCCACAAGACGGATCAGGTCCCGGATCAAAAACAAATAAAATGGAAGAAGAAGACGAAGAAGATGAAGTAGAGAAAGGTCTTGAAAATACCCCTTCTGAAGGTGCTACTGCATCCGATGATGCTACTGAAAAAATTGAAGACGCAGATCCTGATCAATCAGGTGCTAATGCCGATGAAGTTGCTAAGGCAATGATGAAACTGCTTATGCAGAAAAAACCGGTAAAGAAAACTCTTACACAGAATCAGCAAATTGCTAAAACTTTACAGGCTGTTACCAAAATAGTAAAATCTATTGCAGACAAACAGACTGACACTGACACCGCGTTAATGAATGTTCTAAAAGGACTTGGTGTAGCAGATGAAATTGAAAAAACTTATACCCCTAAAGAGAAAGTGGTAAAAGGTCTTAATAACCCACAAGATGTTGAAGCTACTATTCAGTATCTTGCAAAAGCGTTAGGCGTTGAGAAAACAGAAGAAACTTCTAATTTTGAAACACCACAAGAAACAGTACGAAAAACCCTTGCAGACCCCAATGTATTACGTGGTCTGATGGGTCGAAAATAATAGAGGAGAACTTAAATGATCACAACAAAGATGTTTAATAAATATGCTGCTCAAAACCAGACACTATTGCAGAAAGCATTGACTACTGCTACCGGTGTTGGCGAAGGGCTCATTCCAGAAAATCTTGAACAGATTGTCACTAACACTATCATTCGTTTGTCACCAGAACTTGCGATGATTGAACAGAAAAAAATCTCTGGTAAAATCCATGAATATAATCGATTAACTGCGTTACCTGCTATTGGTGGTGCTATGGGTGAAAGCGCAACTACAGCGACTACACAGTCCGCTACTGCTCGTGCAAGCGTGGCTCTTAAGATTATACGACGTAAAGGTGCTGTAACCAATTTCATGCAGGATACATCTGAAGAGAATATCGATGCGGCTGCTTATGAAATGGAAAACCATCTAACTGCTCATGTATATGATTTAGTCAATTATCTTTACTATGGTAATGAGACTGCTAATCGTTATGAGTTTTCAGGACTTGATTATTATATCGGTCGTAATGATGGTACAACTACACCAGTTAATCGTACTAATCAGATACAGTTCGGTGTAACACCTGCAAACCTTAAAATGCTTGACGATATGATTGATGAATCTAATAGTCATGGTGCTCGTGCTCATAGACGAGCGTTTGTAATGTCACCTCAGATGTTATCACTTGTTTCACGACTACTTACTAATGTTCGGTTGAATCAAGATAATGTTGGACAGGGATTATCTATTGTAGAGATCCCGGGTGGATGGCGATTGATGTCATATCGTGGAATTCCTATCATAGAAACAAGTTCCATGCGTAATACAGACACTATGTCTGCTGTTACTCCGACAACTAATACAGCCGGTGGTACTATAGCAGATGATACATATTATTTTAAAATAGCGAAAATTACACAGAAAGGCGAATCACTTGCAATAGCAGCAACACAGGTTGCCGGTGGTGGTGATAATTCAATCATAACTTTAACATGGGTAGATAATGCCGATGCGTATCGTTATAAGATTTATTGCGGAACTGTATTCAATTCTGAAGTGCTTGTTTCAGAGGTATCAGCAAATATCTATGATGCAACTGGTACTGTTGGTGTTCGTGCTACTACTGTAACATTTAGCACTACACCGTCAACTGTTAATCCTACTATTTCAGCCCCAGCGGGTATGTTACTCGCTATAAGTGGTGCTACACAGATTCCTATTCAAATGCGGTCAGATATCGCTTACGAACAGGCTGCTGGACACTCTGTACCTGAAACAATAGTTTTATGGGATTTAGATCCTATTCAAGGATTAGGTAAAGTACCTTATACCAACTCGGATGGTTCACAGTTTAATGGACTTGTGACTACCCGTGAACTTGCTGAAACTGATGATTTTACTCAGTTCTTGGTCAAATCTTACATGGCCCTTACTGACGCATGGGACGCAACAAGTTATTGGGCTCGTGGTTATCGAGTAAGTTGATGTTATATACACATAAAGAGCATGAGGACGGGGTTAAATCCCCTACTCATGTTCGTTTAAAAAAGGCTGAAAAAGAAAACCCAATTGTCAAGGTTGACTTGATCCAGTATCAAGTGTTACACCCTGAGAATGAGGTTGGCAATTATTACAACGGTATGTATCCGATGGATATAGACGGTGTGATAGTTAATACAGAGTTTAATAATGGTACTGCAATTGTCACTGACAAGAAAGTGCTTGATTTACTTTTAGACCGTGGGTTTTTATTGTTAGCCAAAAAACTAATAAAGGAGAAAAAATAATGAGTAATTATACAGATTATCTCAGCGAAGCGGAAGCGCAGACAATTAGTAATTTAATGCCCGGCAACCAGAATGAATTGCTTGGAGAAAAGTTACGATATTCCTTGATGCGTGATGCCGGTTTTAAGCTGGGAGATAAATATTATGTTGACGATATTAACGGCAACGATTCAAATAATGGTTTAAGTTGGCAAACCGCTTTTAAAACTATCCAGTATGCAGTCAATATTGCAAGGTATGTTACGGGGTCTACTGTAATCGATACGGCAAAAGATCACCACAAATGGATATTTATATCTGCCGGACAATATAATGAGCAGGTACTTTTTTCGGGCTACAATATACATCTAATAGGTGTGTCTCCCCTCTCTAATGGAGAGTACGGTGTTGTCGTTAATTATGATGATGCTGCTGTTGCTACTGGAGTATTGGCTTTTTCAGGTTCAGGGTTAGAAATTGCAAACATTTGTTTCCAGTCTACAAATGCAATCCCTATTCTGTATTTATCTGATACCTCTGACGGTGTGCACGTTCATAATTGCTGGCTCAAAGGCGACAATGCCAAAACTGTAACATTTGGTATTTGTGCGTCAATAAAAAATTCTATTATTGAAAACAATATTATCAATGGTTGTATCACAGGTATAAATGTTGCTGCTGGAGATTGGTTTAATAATAGTATTATTCGTAATAACAAAATTACTAATGTAACTAATGTTATAGCGGTGGCAAATACTGCTGTATGTACAGAATCACAGATAAGCCGTAATCACGGTGTAGGTTCTGCTACCAGTATAGTTAATGCACAAGCAACAGATATTATTATTGCGGAAAATTATATTAAACCAGCCATAAGTGATGCCGGGTCTACTGCCGGTGATAATACTACTTTAGGTTAAGGAGAACACTAATGACAGATAAAGAAACTGTATTTTTTGCAGAACAAATTAAACAGCCTAAACCAAAGGCTGATAAGAAAATAGAAGTAAAAAAGCCGGAAGTTAAACAACCGGAAATTAAGAAGGGGGTAGACAATGCCAAGTAAAGACAGTGATGATCTATGGTTGCAAGAGATTTTAAACGAAGGAAGAACTATATGGTGTTGGCGCTTTCTGGAAAACACATATTAAAGGCTGTAAGTTTGACGAAGCTGCAACTATGATCAGTATAGCCGGTGATTCGCCAGACACGACGATTGAAGATTGTTTTTTCCGTTCGTGGACAACAACTGCAATTACTGAATATGCATCAAGAATAATGATTTTATTTACCCTCTGAATGTCAGGGGGTTTGTTGAATTATTATTAAAGGAGAAATTTCATGACAAAAGAAGAGGTACTGTCTTTGTTTATTTTAGAGCAATATAAGGAGTTAAAAAATGGCTGGATTATCAAAATGGGTTAATATGGATATAGAAAATATCCATGATATATCAGAACCAAATGAGGAAGCGTGGGAATACTACGAATCAGTTAATAACGATTCTGGTCATGCTATTATTATACCTGCCGGATGTGCGTCTATCGGAGTAACAGTAAAATGGACTTCAGGATCATACACAGTTCAGGCAACAACGAGTTTGCTTTATACTGTAAAAAATGATATGGCAAATGCAACATGGGTTGATTGGGATCTTGGCGATGGGTTAGCAGCCAATAATCAGGACGAAGTCACCTCTTGTGTAACTGCTATCAGACTTGTTGCACTCGGTGGAACATCAGAAATATTTGTTAATGCAAAATAAGGGGTTATTATGAGCGTATGGAAAGGGCTTTTAAGTGTAGTAAATGACACTATTAACACAATATTGTCATATAAAGTGCCGGGTGTACAAAGAGGCACATATTCGTATATAGATGCTGGCGGTGAACAGACTGTTGATATATTAGCAACAGCGGATAGGCATTATATTAAATCAATATGGTTAGATTTAATTAACATGACACAGGACGGTAATATAAAACTGTATTATAAAATTGATGGTACAACTTTTCGAGAGTTTGCAAGTTATGATTTCACGGTTCTTACTGATAGTGATGGTGTTCTAATTGATTGTGGTTTTGGAATAGAGGCCAACTTGAAAATAACCTACGAAGAAGGCGCAGACGAGGGCGCGGCAAGAGATATACCGTATGAAATAGATTACGATAAAGAGGAATAATATATGCCGAGATATGGAAATAATATAAATGTAATTGGTTCTAAATTAGACACTGTTGCTGGCGATAGTTTAGTATCATTAAATCTTATAAACAAAGCCGCTATTGATACAGCGTGCGGTGGATCCGATATATTATCCGAAGCACGAGGTAATAGCGCAATAAATAGAGCAGTAACTGCAACATTGTATGTTAGCCCTAATGGCGATAATTCAGACGGTAATTCGTGGACTAAAGCATACCAAACAATACAAGAGGTATAGTATAATGGCAACTAAGCCGAGTGCAACAGACATTAGAAATCTACTTGAAGGATATTGTTTAGACGCAAATATCATTAGCGATACATGGATTGAGAATATGCGTGATGATTTTGTCATACAATACCTTGAAGACAAGTTCGGATTTTCTGTAACAACTGAAGAGCAGGTCACTGAATATTATAATGGAACCGGTAAAAGTATATTATTCCTAAATAAGAAAAATGTAGTAAGTCTGGATAAAATCGAATATGTGGTAAATGCTGACGATTCCTATGAGATAAGTTTGACTGCATATCAGTTAATACCAAATGAAGGTATTGTAAAAGCGATTAAGGCAAATAATTACCTCACATCATCAAGGGCCGGGTTCCCTACCGGGATAAAGAACATAAAGATTACCTACACACACGGTTATGATGCTACTGATATACCTGACAAGATTGCTAAGGGCATACTTTATCTCACATCAGAGAAAGTACTTGATTTTTTGGAAGGTCGTGGTGGTGGTGGTAATATGACTGCTCAGGGATTTTCTAAGAACTATGGCAATAGAGGCAAATGGACAAATATCAGAAATATGTTAGCCCGTATGGGTTACTCGTTAATCGATGATTATTTCACAAGTACAACAGGATCTTAAATGAGAGAGACAATTAGTACTACAACAACTATAGATTCTACTACCGTAACAGTTTCTACATCAAGAGATATGTTTGTTGGGATGAGTATATACGGGGTTAGTGTTGCTGTCTGTACTAAAATAACCGGAATAACCAATGATACAACTATAGAAATATCCCCGGCAGCAATTGCAACGGGGGTTGCTAATCATATTTATACAGATCTACTCCCTAATCAGTATTTAGAATTATGTCAGTCAAAAAAAGATGTAGAGAATATCTGTGACGAACAGGGTAGATATGTTCAGATTATTGTTAGAAATGAGGATAATGTTACTCGTAGTAATTACCGGTCTATTCAAAAGAGAGCGCAAGCAGATAATTTCTGGATAAAAGTATTCCCGTTAGAATATTCACCATCTATATTATCACTGGAAAAAGCAGGATTGAGAGAAGAGGCTGAAGTCTCTATGTGGACTCCAGTTAGAACGTGGGATACAAACGGGTATGATTGGAACGATATAGACCCTATTCGATTTACTGTAAAAATTGATAAAGAATTATATGTTATAAAAGATAGATCAAAAAGGGGTTCAGTACATAACGATTTTCTGTACTACACTCTGGGGCTGTTTAAAAAATGAGTGCTAAAGTTCGGTATAGCAAAAATTATAAAGCAATTCAGGCACGTATTAAACGGATACCGAAACTATCTGTTGGAATGATTAAGGCAATAAATAAAAGTGACGCTCAAGATATTATTACGGAGTTCAGGGCCGGTATAAACAAGAATAGACTCGATTTAGAACCGCTTAAACCTGCTACAATAAAAGCAAAAATGCGAAAACGATTTAGAAAGCCCGACGCTCCTTTAGTTGGTAAAGGTGGGAATGACCCACGTAGTTATAAAAATATGCTTATACTTGTTGAAAATAAGCGTTCATGGACTGTCAGACCATCTACCCGGATGCACCACTCAATGAAAATAACTTTGAAGCATTTATTTATGATACATGAATATGGTGCAGTAGTGAAACGGGGAACATCTATATTCAGAATACCGGCAAGACGCGCTTTATTAACAGCGTATGAGAATATATTACGGAAACGTAAAACAAGAGATATAACACCCGTTGGTGTGGCTATAACAGCATTTATCAATGATGGTAACAACAAAGTGATTGACAAGATAACAAAGCAGGGTTTAAAATGAAATTAGTTATTGATGAATTAGCCAGTGTAACAGACTGGACTACTTCAGACAGTGATAAAATATCCATTGAGACCGCAAACGCTATACCAGAGTTTATAGCAAACGATAATGACGCATCTCTACTATTCCATATAAAAGCCA